TACGGCTGGCGCCTGGAGCCGCAGCCGCCCCCGCCACTGCCCCCGCCCGACTGGTTGACGTTCGCCGGCTGGCTGTTCAGCTACCCCCCGATGGCCACCGCCATGGCTGCCGCACGCTCCAGCACCACCCACCAGGGCGAGCCCGCAACCACCAGCCTCCCCGCCGCCATGGATGAGGCCCGCCTGCGGCAGAACTACCTGCCGTTCGCCGCTGCATGGGCGCTGTTCCTGCAGGCCGCTGCGATGCCTGCTGACGCACTGGCCGCGATCGTGGCTGAGGCACAGGTTGATCGACTGCCGGATGAGTTCGTGGCGGCGTTGCAGCCCGGTCAGCAGCCGGCCCCTAACGAGGTGACACCATGAGCAGCCGCCGCGAGGGCATCCTCGCCCACATCGCCACCACCCTGGCCCCGACCGCTGGGATCGGCACGGTCTACCGCAGCCGCGTCGAAGCGTTCTCGCGCGATGAGGCGCCGGCCCTGGTCATTGAGCCGATCGCTGATCGCTGCCAGCCTTACTCAACCTGCAAGCTCGATTGGACCCTGGATCTCGCCGTCGTGGTGCACACCCGCGGGCCGATCCCTGAGCAGCTGGCGGATCCCATCATCGTCTCAGCCCATGCCCTGCTGATGGCTGATCGCACGCTGAACAACCTGGCCATCGACATCGTGCCGACCGGCACCGACTTCCAGCGTGACAAGGCCGACCTTCTCTCCCTCTGGCAAGTCAACACGTACGCGATCCGCTACCGCACCCTCGGGAGTGACCTCGAAAATGGCTAGGTCTCGCAGGTCCCCTAGACTGACCACAGATACCGTCTCCCCCATGGCTGGCCCTGTTGCCCCGCCGCTGCCATCCACCGGCGGCTCCTACGAGCTGGAGGGCAACGAGTGGGTATGCGTCCAGCAAACCCAGATGCCGGAGCCGGCACCGCCGGAGCCTGACTGCCCAGCGTGCACGGCCCCGCCGCCGGACCTCGCCGACCCCGAACCCGCCCCCACCCCCGAGGACTGACCGATGCCGATCTGGCGCAATCGTCTCGCCCTGGTCAAAGCTGAATCGACCTACGGCACCAACAGCAGCCCAGCGGCCAGTGATGCCCTGCTGTTCACTGAGCTCGACATCGAACCACTGGCGCTGGAGCTGGTGGAGCGTGAAACGATCCAGGCCTACATGGGCCACCGCGCCAGTGTGGTGGCGCAACGATCGGTGCCGGTGAAGGCCACGGCCGAACTGGCCGGCAGCGGCACCGCTGGCACCGCCCCACGGTGGGGCCCGCTGCTGAAGGCAGCCGGCTGCGCTGAGGCGGTCGTCAGCTCCACCAGCGTCACCTACTCGCCGGTGTCGAGCGGGTTCAGCTCCTACACCTGTGAGTTCTACGCGGACAACGGCAGCGAACAGGCGATCGTCGGCGTTCGCGGCACCGCTGAGCTGAGCCTGTCGGTCGGTGAGATCCCGACACTCGCATTCGATCAGATGGGGATCTATGGCGCCCCCACGGCTGTTTCGCTCCCCACCCCGGCCTACACCGCCCAGGCGGCGCCGCTGATCGTCAACACCGACAACACCGCCACGGTTTCGGTGCACGGATTCTCGGCGTGCATGACAGCCTTCACGTTCAGCCTGGGCGTTGAGATGGTGTTCGAGCAGAAGGCAGGATGCACGAAGCAGGTGCGGATCAGCGAGGCCAAGCCGACCGGATCAATCACGATCGAACTGCCGGCATTCGCCACGAAGGACTTCCTCACGATCGCCAGCAACCAGACCACCGGGTCCATCAGCTGGGTGCATGGGGCCACCCCCGGCAACATCGTTACGTTCACCGCTGCGCAGTGCGCGTTTGATTCGCCCACGCTGGACGAATCGGACCAGGTGACCCACATCACCCTGCCATTCCGCGCGCTGCCGAACACCGGCAATGACTCATTCTCCCTGGCCCTGACCTGATGGCATTCGTTCTTGAGCAGAGCCCTACCTTCCGGTGGCCGATCACGATCCGGGAAGTGCAGGACGGCGGACGGGTGCGCACACACCAGTTCGAGGCGATCTACCGGCGGCTGCCACAGAGCCGCATGGATGCCGTTCAGCTGCAGTACCAGGCGATCAAGGCGGCAGCCAGCCGTAACGAGGTGATCGACGACATCCCCACCCGTGCGATTGCTGATGAGATCCTGGCCGGATGGGAGGGCATCACCAATCCTGACGGGTCTGCGGTGGAGGTGACACCGGAGGCGAAGGCGCAGCTACTCGAGGTGGCGACCGTCGCTGATGTGCTGGTCACCACGTTCTTCGAGGCGCACGACAAGGCCCGGGTAAAAAACTGATCGGCGCCGTGGATCACCTCTTCCGCTCCAAGGGTGACACGGCGCAGGCAGAAGCCGATGCAGCGCGGTTCGGCGTGATCCTTGAGGCGCACCACCTGGCGCCGCGGAATCACCACCTATGGGCGGAGCTGTGGCCGGTGGTGCACCTGTTTCAGCGGAGCATGACGCAATGGCGGGCGACGTCAAGCGGGGTCGTGGGGCTCGACTACGGGGTGATCCTTGGCCACCTGGCGCCGCTGTTCGATGTGACCGTGGATCCTGCGATGATGGATGATCTTCAGATGATGGAACTCCACGCCAGAGACCTGCTCAACCGCAACGCGAGGAAGTGAACCATGGCTGCACTGAAGGCACTGCTCCAGATCCAAGCTGACGTTCAAGGCGAGAGCAAGGTAACTGCACTGGGCGGCGCGCTGGCTGGCGTGGGGAGGACCGCAACGGCGGTAACGGGCAGCATGCGGGGCCTCACGGCTGCGGCTGGCATGTCAGGACTGGCCGGATCCATGACCGCCCTGGCGCCGCTGCTGTCGGTCGCTGGCCTTGTGTCCATGAGCAAGAATGCACTCGACGCCGGCAAGTCCATGTATATCCTGTCTCAACGTACAGGCGTATCAGTTGAATCACTGGCCCGATTCAAGAAAGCGGCATCAACTACCGGCACCGATATAGATGCTGTTGCCAAGGCTGCGGCGAAGCTCAGCAAAGGACTCTTTGAGGCTGGCGAAACAGGCAAGGGAACAACGGCCGAAGCGTTGACCGATCTTGGCATCAGTGCCCGTGACTCAGCAGGGCAGCTCAGATCAGCCGATGAAGTCATGCTTGACATTGCCACTCGGTTTCAGGCTATGCCAGATGGCGTAGAGAAAACAGCTCTCGCGATTAAGCTGTTCGGCCGCGCTGGCGCTGACATGATCCCGATGCTCAACATGGGCGGCGATGCTATTGAGAGTATGCAAGTCAAGATGACAGAGGCATTCGCCAAGAAAGCGACTGAATACAGTGCAAAGCTCACCATCCTATCCGGCAAGGTCGGAGCGTTAGGCATGGACATCATGGTAGCCCTACTGCCTGCGCTCGACAGTTTGGCAACAATGCTTACCGTTGTGGTGTCAGCTTTCAATGCGCTACCTGAACCCTTGCGAAATCTTGTTGTTCTCGCATCGGTGCTCGCTGTGGCATGGGGCCCGATTACTGGGCTCCTGACTGCACTCGCCGGCCTGAAGATCGGCGCCACAATCGCCGGATGGGCTGGTGTCATTGGTCCCGCAATCGCGGCGATCACAGCTGCATTCTCCGGTCTGCTGGCCTATCTCACCGGCACCATGCTGCCGGCCCTGCTGGCGTTCTTCTCTGGCCCTGTCGGCTGGACCGTATTGGCGGTTGCTGCTGTGGTGGCAATGGCCATTGCATTCCGCGAGCCGATCGGTGAGTTCCTGTCCTGGCTCGGCGGCGCCCTGCAGGATGGCCTTAAGGCTGGCCTCAAGATCGCCTATGACATCTGGGTCAAGCCATGGGTCGACATCTGGGATAACGTCCTGCGGAAGCCGATCAGTGATCTTCTGTCATGGATGGGCAACGCCATCCGCGCACCGTTCGAGGCGGCGGCCAACTTCGTCAAGGGCATCATTCGCGGCATCCTGCAGACGATCGCCAACGGCATCAATGCCGCAGTCGGCGCGATCAATAGATTGATCGGCGCCTACAACAGCCTCCCCACACCAGACCTCCCCCTGGTCCCGACGATCGCCATCCCTCAGTTCGCAGAAGGCGGCGTCGTCAACCGCCCCACCCTGGCCATGGTCGGCGAGGGCGGCGAACGTGAGTACATCATCCCTGAATCGAAGATGGCCGCGGCATCCGCCCGCTACCTCTCCGGTGGCCGCGGTGATGCTGTGCTCAGCGGCGGCGCCGGCAACGCCATCATCAACATCCGCACCGGCCCGGTCATGTCCGCACAGGGTCAACAGTGGGTGACCATGGCTGACCTCGAACGTGCCGTACGCCAGACCGAGGCCGGCGTGATGGCTCGCATCCGCACACCAGCCGGCCGCCGTGCGCTGGGGATCCGCTGATGGCAAGAGCTCAGTCACAGTTCCTCAGGATCTACGACACCGCCGGCACCACCTATCAGCGGTGGCAGTCCTACTACTCGAACGTGACCGTCACGCTCTCCAGCGCGGCCTGGATCTATGTGCCGTTCACCGCCAGCGGGATCACCGCCGGTCAGACGGGTGATGAATCTGGGGTCACCCTCACCGCACCGGCGCTGCCCCTGGTGGTCGACGCCTTCAACCTGGCCATTGCCCTTGCCTGCCTCCTCGAACTGCGGATCTACCAGTTCGATGCCAACAACGGCAACAGCTCACCGCAGGCCGGCCAGGAGACGCTGGCGACATTCGTCGGCGAGATCGTCGGCATGGGCGGCACCCTCACCGAACTGCAGATTGAGTTGGGTTCCGCGCTGTCGCCGGTCGGTGCGCAGATCCCCCCTCGGACATTCAGCACTAGGCTCATCGGGAAGGGGTGCAGGCTATGAGGCGACGGGGACTGATCGGCTCTGATCCGCTCGCGCTCACCGCGATTCAGGAAGGCATGATCCCGGCGCCGCTGCGCGATGGTGCCGCCGAAGGTGAAAGCCAGCTCGACGTCCCTCAACGTGCGGCGATCATCGGCGAGCCGGTGCCGATCGTGTTCGCCCGCCGCGTCGGCGACTACGGCGGTGTGCTGATCAACCCGCCAGCGACTGAGGCGCGGTTCACCAATGACGGCAGCAACGCCGTTACAGCGTCCTACCACCTGGTCCTGTCTGAGGGCCGGATCGGGTCGATTCAGGTTCGGGATATCTTCCAGCGATCCTGCCGGGTCGGAACGCACAGCCAGACCTACAACCGCCGGGCCGGCACCTGGGCACCAGGGAACTTCATTACGGCACAGCCTGGGTACACGATGCCCCAGTGCCCGTACTACTGCGGGAATGTCGGCGTCTATACCCGGATGTCCACGCTGTCGTTCACGGTCACGATCCCGAACGGGTCTGACCTGTGGAATCGGCAGGTTCACGCCTTCATCCGCAACGGGCTGGAGGTGACGCGGCTGGTGGACAGCGCGACCGGCAGCAGCAACAACTACGCGGATCTGGCCTACTGGGCGTTGAGGAACTGCAGCAAGCTGCGCAACCCGATGATCGACACGACCGCGCTCACCGCAGCGGCGAACTTCCTTGATGCCAACAACTTCACCTGTGACATATACATTCGTGACAGCAGCAACCTGGGCGACTTCCTGGCGGAGCTGTCGCCCTACTTCCTGCTGACCGAAACACGGAACGACGGGAAGCGTGGGCTGAGGCCACTGCTGCCGCTGAACGCCAACCACACGATCAAGACGACTGCGATTCAGTGGGAGTTCCTGTTCAATGAGGATTACATCCTGCCGGGATCGTTCGAGTTCAGCATGATTCCGCCAGCTGATCGGAAGCCGTTCGCGGTGCAGGCGA